TCATGGCTTCTTCCCGGTGGTGGCTGTCGACCTCGGACTGTTCCTTCTGTTCCCTGAGTCTGAGGATTTCGTCAGCGATGGCATCGTAATCCTGTTTGTTGTTTGCCTTCTTGATGAGCTCTTTTTGCAGTTCTTCCAGCCGAGCTTGGATGCCGTCCGGCGAGAGGGTGTCAGCGCTGACTACAGCCTTGGCGATATTGGCTTGCAACTGTTTTAGGAAGGTGCCGCGCTCTGTCAAAATCTGATTGATGGCTGTGACCGTGACTTCCTGCAGCAGGAGCTCGTTAACCGTCCGGTTGGTGCAGTTTGTGTCTGCGGAGCCCGGTTCCAGACGGCTGATGCAGCGCCAGACGATGGATTTGCAGCCGTGGTTGTTCCAGTGAACGCGCCGGTAAAGCTCACCGCAGTCACCGCAGAAAACCATCTGTGCAAAACAGTGATTGCAGGAGAAACTGCGCTTCTTGCCTGTCGGGCTGACGTGGACTACCCGGCGACGGACAAGCTCCGCCTGCACCTGCATGAAGAGCTCTTTCGGAATGATTGCTTCATGATCGCCCTCAACGTAGTATTGAGGGACGGTGCCGTTGTTCTTGATCCGCTTTTTTGTTAAGAAGTCTGTGGTATAGGTCTTTTGAAGCAGCGCGTCGCCCATGTACTTCTCGTTGCGGAGAATCTTGTTGATGGTGCTGGTGTGCCATTTTGTCTTGCCAGCGCCGGTAAGGATGCCATCAGCCATAAGCCCGTCGGCGATCTTATCCATGCTGGAGCCTTCAAGGTATTCTCGGTAGATGCGCTTTACGATTTCTGCCTGCTCCGGATCAATGATCAGATGCCCGTTGTCATCCTTTGTGTATCCGAGGAAGCGATTGTGATTAACCTGAACCTTACCTTGCTGGTAGCGGTATTGAAGTCCCAGTTTGATGTTCTGGCTCATTGACTGGCTTTCCTGCTGGGCAAGGCTCGCCATGATTGTGATCAGAACCTCGCCTTTAGCGTCCAGCGTGTTGATGGCTTCCTTCTCAAAATAAACTGGTATGTTCTTGTCTTTCAGCTGCCGGATGTATTGGAGGCAGTCAAGAGTGTTTCGGGCAAATCGGCTGATGGACTTGGTGATGACCATGTCGATGTTACCGGCCATGCACTCGTCGATCATTCGGTTGAATTCGTCACGCTTTTTTGTGTTGGTGCCGGAGATGCCGTCGTCCGCAAATATGCCAGCCAGCTCCCATTCCGGATTCTTTTGAATGTACTCGGTGTAGTGTGTGACCTGAGCCTCGTAGCTTGTTTCCTGTTCTTCGGAATCCGTGCTGACGCGGCAGTAGGCTGCAACACGGAGCTTTTTCTGATCTGATTGTTTTACTGTATTTCCGACTTGTCGTCTGGCCGGAATCACCATAACATTTCCCATTAGCTTACCTCGCTTTCAATGAGGCTGTAGAGGTATTCTGCCTGCAGCCTCGGATCTTCATAATGTTGCTCTGCCGCTGCCATGCGAAAGCCGGTAGGAGGCAATGCGTGTTTTACATTCTTTTTCCTGTTCAGCCTGCCAAGTTTCCCGGCGCGTTCCAGACGGATGGCAGCAGCTTTATCGTAGGTTTCCTGATCGATGATGGCCGGGTAAAAATCGTCTCCGAGGTAGTGTCTGTTTTCCATCAGACGCTTTGCCGTGCCGTGGTAGGTTTCAATGCCAGCAGCGGCAGCGGCCTTGGCCAGTGCCATCCCGGAGATGTAATTCTCATAGAGCTTTCGTATCTTATTGGCTTCATCCTCTTTAATCGTGGCACAGCCGTTTTCAATGCTGTAGCCGTAGGGAGTATGTCCCATGCATTCACATCCTTTCCCGAAGTGTCAGACCGCATTTCAATTCAAAGCACACTTCATTTCTGGAGCGTACAATGATGCGGTTCACATATTCTTTAAAAAGGTCATCATCGAATTCCTGAAGTATTCCGCCTTTTTCTGTAAAGTGCAGAAGCGCTGTAGCTGCGGTGACCTTTGTTACATCTCCGGAAACAGCGTTTTTTAAAGCGTTGATCTCATCCCGGAAACTGTCTGCCTGCGAAAGCAGCTCGTTCGTTTCTTTGTTAAAAAGGATCGGGTCGATGATGCCCTGTGTCATGAGCTTTGTCAGCGTCTCGCGCTTTTCTGTGTTCTGCGCCAGTAGGGTCTGTATTTCCTGAATGCGCCGAAGCGAGTCATCAGACGAAGTGTTTTTCAATGCGTCCACATATGGTTTTAGGATGATCCTGTGCGCGTAGACCAGCTTGTTCATCATGGTGACGAAAGCCTGCTTCAGATCATCGTCTTTTACAAAAAGCATGTGGCATTTATCTTTATCCTTGATGTGGGTACTGCAGCACCATGCGATGTATTTGTATCCGGTGCAGCTGTGTATCCGGCGCTTAAAGGTATCGCCGCACTCGCCGCAGATGATCTTCCCGGAGAAGGTGTAGCGATTCTGGTATTTGTCGCTCCCTTTGACGACACCTTTTTCCGTTGCCCGCTGGTGAATAAAAGCGTGAGCAGCTTCAAAGTCCTCCCGGCTGATGATTGCCTCGTGATGATCCTTGACCATGTACTGTGTCTGCTCGCCGTGATTGTTGTGCCGGACAAAGCGTGAATCCGAGTACGTTTTCTGGAAAAGGCAGTCGCCGACATACTTCTCATTGGAGAGCATCCCGCGAATGGTTGTGGCTGTCCAGCGTCCGTTTCGCTTGGTAGGAATGCCGCGCCGGTTCAGGTCATCTGCGATGGCGGGGGTGCCTTTGCCGGAGAGCAGCGCTGCGAAGATTTCTTTTACCACAGCCGCCTGCTCCGGATTAATTACCATCTGCTCGCCATCCCAATCGTAGCCGTAGGGTGGGTAGCTGACTTTATAGGTGCCGCTCTCAAAGCGTTTCTGGATTGACCACTTGCTGTTTTCTGATATGGAAACAGACTCGCCTTCGGCCATGCTGGAGAGAATTGCCAGAAACAGCTCGCTCTCCATTGAGCCGGTGTTGATATTTTCCTTCTCGAAATAAATCGGAATGTGCAGGGCGAGCAGTTTTCTTACCAGTTCTAAGCAGTCCGTTGTGTTCCGGCTGAAGCGGCTGATGGATTTTGTGATAACAAAGTCCACTTTACCGGCCTTGCAGTCGTCAATGAGTCGTAGGAGCTCCGGGCGCTTGTCCTTCTTGGTGCCAGTGATGCCTTCGTCGAAATAGAGTCCAGCGAACTTCCAGTCATCACGGGATGTGATGTAATTTTCGTAGTGGGTTTTCTGTGCCTCAAGGCTTTCAAGCTGGGCATCGGAATCCGTAGAGACGCGGCAGTAGGCGGCTACCCTGATCTTCTTGAGTTTAACTTTCGAGTTCGCTGTTTCCGCGATTTTCGTAACTTTTTTCAAGGGAAGTACCTCCTTTCCGTACGTCTATACATCACTCTAAAGGGACTACATATCAAGGGATTTTCGGCATTATTTCCGCGAACAAGGGAGAGAAAGTTTCCCGATTGATGGCGGTTAATTTGTTGAATTCAGCCACAGAAATGAGGCCGTCATCGAGCATCTTCTTTGCGATTGTCTGCGCCCGGCGGTAGTCCAGATCGCCCTGAATCCGCTCCTGTGTGAAATATCCAGATTGAACTTTCATGTTTTCGTTTGGCATAACATATCCACCTCCAGTTTCCACTGGAGATGAACTGCCTTTTTGAGCGGAGGAAAATAAAAAAAGCCTGCGGGCATTCCGAAGAACACTCGCAGGCATAGCAGATTGGATATTCAGTTATTTCACTCTGATCTTCCAGCCGGTCAGAATAAGGTTGACGTTTTTGATGAGCGTCGGGTTGAGCTTCTGGATCGCCGAAACCGTGGTGCTGTATTTCTTAGCAATTCCGGAGAGGGTATCACCGCTTTTTACGGTGTAGTAGACAGGAGTAGATTCCTGCTTTTTCACCAGAGCATTGACCTTTGCCTGCACGGCAGAATAATCATACCCGGCAGCGGTGAGGCGTTCTTTGCGGTCGGTTCCGTTTCCCCATTTGCCGTCCAGCACCTCCTGTGCCAGCTCATCCACGGTCTTTGCCGGAGTGACCGGAGCAGGAGTGGCAGGCTTACTGTCATCGGACGCAGACTTTGTAAAGCCGTTGAAGCCGCCGTTCTGGATAATGGCAGGATAATCCACATAGGCGTAGTCCATATCCACATTACCACTGATGCCGTCAACAGAGCCCTTGGAAGAATACTGCCAGATGCCGTAGTCGCCTTTATAGGAGCATTTGCTGGCATACTGCGCTACCCAGTGGGCGTAGGGCGTGAGCTTCGTGTCATCCATACGTTCTTTGAAGCCGGAAACAGCGGAGCCATAGATCCCGACGAAGTATCCGGCATCCTCCATCGTCTTACAGAAAGCAATGGTGGCCTCAGTGATTCCGGCTTTGGCAGAAGCGGGCTGTGCCTCGTTATCCATATAGACCGGATATTCCAGCTGCTTGCCCTTCAGGATATGCAGGAAGCGCTCGGCATCTGCTTTTCCGGCGGCAGCAGTCACGCAGTCTTTTCCGACAAAGTAATATGCGCCGATGGGGATACCGGCAGCCTTCGCACCTTTGTAATTTGCTTCCCATTTGCTATCCGTATAAAAACCGGCATCGGAGCCGCCAGCCTTGATGATGGCAAACTCGATACCGGCCTTTTTGACCTTATTCCAGTCAATGGTTCCCTGCCAATGACTGACGTCGATTCCTTTTCTCGTCATGTTATCTTTCCTCCTCATCGTGACGGTCGTGGAGCTGCTCCAAGACCTCCTTTAATTTCTCCGGTACCGGCAGGCCGAGATGTGCTGCGTTCTCCGTCAGTGACAGTCCTTCATTAGACAGGTAAAAGAAGATGATCGCCGTGCGGAGCACTCCCGGATGTCCGAGCACCTGAACATCAATGACGTTCCCGATGCCCACCAGCAGGAAGATCAGCACCTTGCGGCAGATTCCCTTAAAGCCGACCTCGCTTGAGAGCTTTTTGTCGGCAATGGCACACATGATGCCGGTAAGGTAGTCGCAGGTCACAAAGATCACCAGCGCAATCAATAGCCCGTCACAGCCGCCTAAGAAATAGCCAAGCCATCCTCCGACAGCAGCAAATACCAGTTGGATCGTGTTCCAGAATTCTTTCATGAGAAAATCCCTCCTTTGTGCAAAATAAAAGCCGCCTGCATTTTGCAGACAGCCTCGTGAACTGTATCCGTGTATGAAGTTATATCTGTTTTGGTAGCGCCTCCCAGAGCCGCATATCCTCCTGTCCCAGCGACCACATGGCAAAGCCTCTCACTCCCCAGCGGTAGGCCGCTTCATTTGCCCAGTAAACGAGCGAATCCACGTCCTGATAGTAGAGGATGGAAAAGCCGTCAGCATCACCGAGAAAGAGCCTTGCTATCCAGATGTCGATGTCCTTTGGCGTGATGGTCACCGTATAATCGTTGCCACAGGTCAGGGCAAGCTCATGGGAGTGGTAGAACTCATAATCCAGAGAAATGCTCTCGCTGCGTGTCGCATCCTCCTCGATATCCGAGGTCAGCGTAAACACCTGAAATTCCGTATCCCATGTGGCGTTCGACCGGCTGATCCTTCCATACTGCGTAACTGTGCCGTCCGGGAAGGTAACATCAAAGCGCTCGTAGGGCTCGTAAGTCCATGCATCGCCAAGGCGGAGCAGTTCGCAGACCGTCCGGTTATCTGACCGGTATCCGGCATAGCCTCCGGAAAAGCCGCTGACCGTAGCTGTGAAGCGCAGCGTATAGGAAGATCCGGAATAGACACGCACCTTGTTTCCACGGATACGCATCTCGACTGTGTACATGGATGGATTGGTACGAAGGTCGGCATTTGCCGTCCGCTCTATGGTCTGGCTATAGCTTCCAAGTAGCGTGCTGCCGTTATATAATTCAACGGCCTGTGTGTTGTAATTCAGGCAGCAGAACAGATCACCGCAGAATACTCCGGCCTTGCCACTTCCTGTCGCAGGGAAGGCCAACCTTGCCCGCAGATGAATATCGGAAAAGCCGTCGTATCGCCATGCGAGCTTTCCGGAGCCGTCAAGCTGGGAGTAGACGCGGCTTTCGGAATATTCATCTTCGCGCCATACCGTCCAAGAGCCTGAAAGGGTCGCCCAGTAGTTTGTTTGCAGCACACCGTAGTCCCGGAAATCCTCATACCAGATAAGGGCAGAGTCCGGCTTTCGCCTCAGCATTTCGCAGGTGAGCTTGAAAGCTCTGTCCGGCTGACACTCGTTGCCGTCCACGTCGATAAAGTGGCGTGGTGAGAGCGTAAAGGTCGCAGTGCCCGCAGAGGGAGCCTCCGAAAAGTTGCTGCAAACACGGTAGCCGTAAAACTGTACGCCTTTTACATCTACGGATATCACAATGGTGTGCGTTCCGGCAGATAGTGAAATGTTGCTGGCGAGCGTTGTCCAGAAGGTGCTTCTCCAATATGGCCACCAGAGCCTGCTTTCCGTAAAATGCGTCGTGTTGCCATCAATCGAAATATAGATGCCGTTTTTATCCCAGAAGGGATAGCAGAGGCGGATGGCTATGTCGTAGGTTCCGGCGCTTGATACGGAAAAGGAATATGTGGCAGAGCCAGCGTCACCGAGAGTGGCCACGCCGTTTTCAAAGGACACAATGCCGGAGTAAGAGCTTGTCGTTCCATTCGCATCCACATAAATGGTGCCGAACTCTGTGTGTTGTTCTTTGCTGTAAGCCGTCAGGTAATGCCGCCTGTTATAGGTTCCGTTCATCAAAGGATACTCATAGCTTGTGGCGTCCCTGCCTTCCATGAAGTCGTAGACTTGCGGAAGCGCCCAAGGCACCATATCGTAGTCATCCCAATATGCGAGGATCGGGATGAAGGGCTGTGGAGGAGCATCGTCTGTAAAGTTATATTGCCCGGTCATCCAGTTCTTTGCCGCATAGTAGGTGTTTGACGTGCCGCGATAGGTTTTACCAAGGTTTGCAGGAAGGTCATAAATCTGCCAGTTCCAGCCGTATGCAGGAAGGCCAAAGAATATCTTCTCCGGGTTCATGACTGTGACCGCATAGTCATAAATGCCCTCCAGCCAGTCCCTTGGAGAGACGGCTCCGGGAGCAGAGCCTGCCCACGCCATGCCATAGCTCATGATGGCCGCCGTATCACAGTAAGCGTTGAGATCGCCGTAAACGCACCAGTTTTCACCTCCGACCGAGCCGTTGATGGAATTCATGCCCGGCAGGCAGATGTTCATGAGCTTGCTGCTGTCATATCCTTTTACGGTGTTATAGATATTCCGAAACATCGCCGTAGAGGCAGCGTGCGTGGAATATCCGTCGCCTTTCTCAAGGTCAATGTCGATGCCGTCGCACCACGGGTATTTTTCCATAATGCGGACGATCTCCGAAAGGAAGGTATCCTGAGCGCCGTCGGTGTTATCCCGGAGAGCTGCAAAGATACTGTTCGCGCCATCGTTGGATATCGTCAGCAGCCATTTGATGTGTGGCCATCGGTTGATGTAGGTCAGCATATTGGAAATAGCCACGCCGCTTTCCGTGATGATACCGGTGCGCGATACCTTAAAAGAAAAGAGACCCACCTGTGACAGGCGGTCTCCATATGCGGCAAGTGCCTGATACATTCTGGAATTGCCCATGAATGTCCAGACCATGCACTTGCGGCCTTTCAAATAATCATAGCTCACAGGGCATCACCTCCGTCCTGCATTTCCTGAAATTCTACATAGATTCGAGCCGATTTTTTATCCTCGACTGTGATTGGGTGCTTGCTGTCACCGGCAGCAGAGTATTGGAAAAAGCCGTCCTTGGCTGTTGCAGCGCCGTTCTTCAGGCACTCCCTCGTAGAAGCGAAAAGGTCAAATTCATCACCGGCAGCCGCTGCCGCTTTGAAAGTTGCCTTATGAGCACCTTCACCCAGCGCAAGCGATATACTCCCAGCAGCCATCGCCTGAATCGGATAGACCTTGTAGTCAAGACCGGCAGCAGTGGAGCCGAGATTGTAGATAATGCAGGTTGCAGCAGAACGGACGATGCCGTTATAAAATCTCTTGCCTGCTTTCGCATCATCGCCATCATATTTTTCCAGAAGTTTTTCGGTATTGATGACAAAGCCTGTGACTTTATCGCCTTCCTGCAGCATCAGGTCGGTAAACCAGACCGAACCGGTGCAATCTGTGATGGTGGGCTTTACCGTAATGTTTACGACGCGCTTAGCCTGCTTTTTTGTAATTGTCTCTGTAAAGCGTGTAAAATCCGGCATTTATCCATCCTCCGTCCATTGAATTTCTGATACATGTCCTACCCAGCCGGTCGCGATGGAGCCGCCCTGCAGGAGCATATCTGTGATATAGACTGTACCGGTGCAGTCTGTCACGCATACCCGTATGGTGATCTTCGTAACGCGGCCATACTGAGGAGAGATATCCTGTGCCACGTGTGTAAATGAAGCCATAGAAATACCTCCTTCAGATCAGGTCTATAAATCGTGTTTCCGATGTTCCGTCCTCGTATTCAAAGGTCACCTCAATGCCCACCTGTCCATTCGTACCTTTTGAGAGATTCTCGGAGGCAATCTGCGCCGAAAAGGTATAGCACTGCCGGTTGGCGGGCGTTATGGTCTGTGAAAGACTCTTTGTGGTATTCAGAGCACCTTCGCATTTGAAGGAAGCCATGCCGGATACGCCATTATTTGCATCCACGGCAAATCCGGAGTTTTGCCAGTAGGTAAGGCCGGAATCTGCTCTGGAATTACGCAGGTGATTAAACGGCACCAGATCCTTCATTTCCTGACTGTCTATCAGATCGGTAGACTCCAGCGTATCGGCTGCGCTATCCCAGCGTGAGGAGGAATCGCCCAGTTCCCGGAGCGTGGTGGAAAGCTCCAATACGGTATTCCAAGGCTCCTGCAGGTTGTATTCCCTGCGGACGATTCTGGTCTTTACAGACAGGTTCAGGTCGTCATCCTTCACCATGACCGTATCGCCCAGCTCCCATGTTTCATGTTCATAGCCGGTTAACACCGACAGATCCATCGCCTTTAGCACATAGGAGATACGCGGAGAGGCATAGTCCGCAAGTCGCATGTGGGCATATTCCAGCATCTGATACGGATTGGTGAAGTTCGAGCAATCCAGCGTAGCAATTCGTATTTCGGAAGTATAGGTCGTGTCCTGCACATACTCGTTGCCGCCATTGATCGAAGCAAAGGTCATGCCGTCCTTGCCATAGGCGTAAAGCCTTGTAATCAGGCTGGTTGTATCAATGACGCGCTGGATGGATTTCATATTTTTCTTGTAGCAGAACAGCACGCCGGAATCCTCACCGGAGAAGGTCAGGAGCTTCACGATCCTATTTGCGTTATCGAAAATCAGGTCGCCGCCGTGAATGTTCTGTACTGCCCGCAGGATCGCCAGCGCGTTTTTCTCAGAACAAGTCCAAGTACGCTTTGTGGAGACATTAACCGTGCCCACATCCCAGTCAGTTCCCTGAAGAGCATAAGCTATCGGCACATCTGCCGTGTCTGCGTTAAAGGTAATCTCATCCTTTTTCACGGAGTAGGCAAGATCATAGAATGCCGCCTCCGCATAGACCGTGGTGATGGCCTTGCCGCTTTCTTCCTTATCATCC